AGCAGAAAGATCTATAGCAACTGTGCTACCACTACCTGCTACAGTATCTTGATCATGCCTTAACGCACCTGTTAAAGTACCACCTGCTAAAGCTACCTTTGCATCCAACTGTGTTTGTACATTTGATGTTACACCATCAACGTAGTTTAGTTCTGCTGTGGTTGCAGTAACCCCATCCAGTAAATTTAACTCTGTAGTTGTTGCAGTGACGCCATCTAGTAGATTTAATTCGGTAGCAGTAGATGTTACACCATCTAGTATATTTAACTCTGCTACAGTAGAGGTTAGTGTGCTAAAGTCTTTACCACTATAAGCAGTTCCACCCATGCCTGAGTGGTTGCCGCAATAGTAGTACAATACGTCTGGTGCGTCCTGCTCCAAAGTTACCTGTGTGTAGGCTCCAGCCGAACCCGGAGTTCCTACTTCTGTGACTCCTGTGGTAAAAGCTGAACCTGATGCATGTGTACCGTCTGATGTGGTTGAGAGCCTTAGAGGATGTGATGCGTTGGACGAGTCTGACTGGTCAAATCTTACAGTTACAGACTTTTGTAGTAGTGCTGTTTGTTGTAAAGCACCATCCAAGTAATACTTATTTCCAGAACCGGGATTTGACACAGTGACAGCTATAGTCATGTGTGGTCCTTTAGTATCTAACTGAGTCTGAACGTTAGAGGTAACACCATCTACGTAGTTTAATTCAGCCGTAGTAGCTGTAACTCCGTCTAATAAATTTAATTCTGTTGCCGTAGCAGTTACGCCATCTAGAATGTTTAACTCTGATGCTGTGGCAGTAACACCGTCTAATATATTTAATTCTGAAGCAGTCGATGTAACTCCGTCAAGAATGTTTAACTCTGATGTTGTGGCAGTAACACCGTCTAGTATATTAAGTTCGGATGCTGTAGCAGTTACACCATCTAGTATGTTAAGTTCTGCAGTAGTTGCAGTAATTCCTAAACGTGTTTGATCTGCAGGTACAGTCATAAATATATTCTTAGTACCAGCGCTAAAGTTTACTGCAGATGTTCCATTAGACCCTGCTAGTACAGTGGTACGAGCGAGAGTATTACCAGTGTTCCATGTACCTAGTCCTACTTCCCACTCGTCTGTACCTGATGTTGTGTGTGCAACGGCATAATAAGTCGTGTCACCATTAGACATACACGATTGAAACGTATCAAAGGTAGCAGACGAACCACCTAAAGCGTAAGCCCCTGTACCTGTGGTTGTTGTGTCCTCTTTTATACGATCTTTTGTAATTAATGCCATTGTGTCCTACCTTTAGGCTATGCGGATAACAGCGTTGGAAGCATCTGCTGTTGGAAATACAATAGTAAAATCACCGCTTGTTGCACTAACGTCACCACCGAAGTCAAAGACTGCGATAGCCTTATTACTTGCCGAAGAGTTATATATAATACAACCCCTTGCCGTAATTGTCAGGTTTGAAAAAACTTCATCCGTAAAGTCTACTATTGCCGTAGTACCCGACAGTGATATAGCAGCGCCATCAAGGTTTTGCCCACCTGCTGAATAGTTTGTGCCAGTAGCTTCATCTGAGTTACCTGTAACGTCAGAATAGTTTGTAGTAGCTGCACCATAGCTTCCTGATGGTGAAGACTTAATTAGAGCTATTTTTAATGTATGTGTGTCTAAATCGTGAACACCCCCAAGAAGCTCTTGCTTGAAGCTGCTGCACATTGACGTAGTAATAGTACCCATGAGAATGTCCTTATAATAGGTTTAAAGATGCACAAAGAGGCCAGCATTAAGCCAGCCTCTAAGTTTAACTTGATTAAGCAGCGTTGTAACGTGCTGTCACCAATGCTTGTGGGCGTAGGATCTTACGTCCGTAAAGGTGCATACCACGTACGATGTCTGCGAATGAATCAGGATCTCTGTAGTTTTCAACTTTGTTGATCTGCTCTGCAGTAGCTACAGCTTCTTCTTGACCTGCAAGGATGATACCGAAGTTGTCATCTTGTGCAGTTGTGCCAGAAGTTCCTGGACCAGTACCGTCTGTTGGTAGGTTGTTTGAAACATACAGCTTCATGCCGTGAATGTTGTCTGCAACCAAGCCATTCATTAGCTGACCGTTTCCACCGAAGTCTGAATTTAGAAGACGTGAATCTTCGTCTTTCAACATTTCGATAAAGATTGGGTCAACAACCAAGTAACGTCCACGTGAGTCAACGTTTCCTGTGTCCAACTGACGAGCCATTCTTGCAATAACTTGCAATGGTGATGCAGTTGTAGTTCCCTTTGAAGTTGCGCCTGGCATTCTAGGTGCGACTGGGATTGAGTCACCAGTTGTAGATGATGAAGCTGAAGTTGTGATGTTAGTCATGTCAGACATGTCCAACTGGTTCACTTTCAAAAATTCACCATTTAGCTCACTTGATGTTGGGTGCTGTGCAGTACCAGAAACAGTTGTTGCATACTGACCTGTTGATGCTGTACCTGTCATGTACCGTAGAACATCTACATCGATAGCGTCAGCCATTTTGTATGCTGCTCTGTCTGCAGCTAGGCTTACGAAGTCAATGTGTGAGAACTGCTCTTCGATGTCATCCATTTTGAAAGCAAAGTAGTTAGCTTGGTCAATGGTTAACTGGAAGTCTTGGTCATCTAGATCTTGTACAGAAATTGCTGTCTTACGCTCTAGTGCATTAACAGTTACGTCTGGTTCTTTTTGGATGCGTACAACATCCCCTTGATTTGCAATGTCACCAAAGTATGAGTTGTTGGTGATTGCGCTGATAACAGAAGCTTTTCGCAATGCGATCTGCGCCTGTTTGGAGTACATTATCGGGCTAAAATTGCCGTCAAATCCACTTGTACTCGATGCGAGTGCTATAGCCATAATTAATTCTCCTTTATAGATATGGCGTGGGTTTAGTACACTACATATCCACCATGAAGAGGCTCTTTGTATTAGGGTAGTCAGCTATGCTTTGAGACTGCGCTGTCTCTCTGCGCTGGGCCTATACTAGGAGGTAAGTCTTTTGTGTGGCTAGTGCTTGATTAAGCATACACACTTTAATTGTTGTGTATATGCTATAGTTTTATCTACAATAGTTTGATTGTCAACTACTTTCTTGACATATCGTAAATAAATCTTCCGTTACGTTGAGCGTCTAAAATTTCTTCCTGACGCTTCTCGTATTCTTTAATGGACATTGCAGCTACTTCAGATTCACGGACATACCCTGCTGCCTCGTCTGCCTCTGGTGCTGCAGTGCCTTTTGTCTTAACTGAAGATGCTGCTGCTTTTTCTGCAGTGTTCTTCTTTTTTGTATTGATACCTTTATCTATCTTATACAAGTCAAGAACTCTTGATACAGACTTTGCATCATCTACGTTTTCATATAAAGCATCCTGAACCCATTTAGGTTGTGCCTCTGCCCATTTGTGAAACTTATCATCTTCACGTATTTCAACAAAGTCAGGATGCATTCCAATAAGTTCTGCTTCTGCTTTTTCTTTCTTGGCTGTAATGCGTAGTTCTTCAAACTCAGCCATACGTTTTTCTAAATCATTAGCAGTAGCTTTAGATTTTTTATCTGCGATGGTTTCTATAATAGCTGCAACATCAGGATACTCTTTTGACCAAGCTTCAAGCTCTTCGTCAGTCTTAGGCAGTACAAGTTCTTGATTAGCAGCTTTAGATAGTTTTGCCTCTAGTGCTTCAATCTTTGCAGTAAACTCTTCTTCTTTTTTCTGAGTATGCCTACGTAGATCACCATAACGTTTCTTGAAGTTCTTTTCTTCAGCACTTAGTTCAGAGTCATCTTCTTGTGCTTTGGCTTCTGGTTTTTCTTCTTGTTTGGTATCACTCTCTGCCTGTACTGGTTCAGCTTCAGGCTTCTCGCTACTGGATTGATCTTCAGTACTTTCTTCATCTGTATCTACCCCTTTAGCTTTTAGTGCTTCTTTCTTCATAGCTAGAAGCTCTTCTTCATCTTTCTTGATACGTTCCTCATTGGAAAGGTATCCACCTCTACCCATTAATACTCTTGGGATTTTAGGTTTTACCATAGGATGAGGTTTCGCTGTTTCACTTGTAGCCATTTGTTTTCTCCTTGTGTTGGGGTCAGCCGAAGCTGAGTGGCCTTATAGTTATTTGGATTTTTTCTTTTTCTTACTAGCTTTTAGTGCTTTCTCTAATTGGTCTGCTTGTTTAGCGTGTGACTTAGAAGCTTTCTTTAAACCTTTTACAACTTCTTTAACTTTAGGTTCTTCTACTAATCCACCTTTATCTAGTCCAGATATACCGAAGCGAGTATCTAGTGCTGCTCCACCTTTCTTCTCGCTTTCACTCAAGTCTCTAGTAGCAATCTTGGCATCACTAGTTTTTCTTTCAGTAGATCTACC